CATTATTCTTTCAGGTTTTTCCCAAACAGTTTGTGTGGTAGTAACATACTCTATACTTCCACTAAAAAATCCGTTGTAACGTTTGTAGCTAAAACCATCAAATATAACATTAGGTTGTCCTTCATCCAAAGGTGATGCATCTGTCCAACACTCTTTACTATGAGTCACTTCATAATATTCAGTAATATCATAAACTGTTTTGAATCCTTGATAACAAGGTGATAGAGGATCTCTTGTTCTTATCGTTTCCGATAATTCCTCGTTCTTTATTTTTGTTATCTTTGGAACAAACCCAATTATTATAGGAGAATTTTCAGTAGTTGCTCCTTCTCCTTGAAATGATGGATCAACAAATTCTTTTGGTTCAATGAATGGGTTGCTACTATATGGAATCCAAACTGCATCTTCACAGTTTACATATTCGGGTTTAACATCCGATGCCAAATCGGTATCAGGTCCTTTGGGGTATTCCTCACGGAAATCCCATTTATATGAACTTTGTGTACAAGGAGTTTCACCTATTACTTTGTTTTTAAAAAGGGTTATATCGTAGGGAACAACATATTTACTAACTGCATCTTTAAGAACCAGTTTACCAAAAACACCCTTTGGTTCTTGGTCAATCAATACGGGAAGATTGCCAAAAGAATAACTCCAGTATTTTTCATTTTCTTGTCTATATGGTTGCCAATGTCTATTATTCATTTCTTCATATGCATTTTGTTTTAGTATATGATTAATCAAACTTATTCTAGTCTCACCATTGGTAAAGGAAAGTTCATAATCTTTCTGTCTATCCAGTATTACAGGATCACCAGGTTTTAAACCAGGTAAGCCCATTTTATATCTTTTATTTCTATCAGCACCAGTAAGAGCAGACCGTATATTATTTGCATGATGAGCATAACCTTGACTCAACGGTAATAAGGAATTTATTTCACTTACACTAAATCTATATTCATATTTTACAGAGTTCCAATCAAATAAATCTTCACAATCTTGATTGATACTAGTTACCAATTGACCTTTTGCGAAAACATAATCTGGATAAAGAATACCAACAAATTGTCTTATTGTGCCAAAAGATGGATTTAATAAATCTCTATACGTTGGTATGTACATATACAAATCTGCTATCAAGTTCCAAGGTCCAGGAATTATTCTATTATTTACCTCAGCAATGGTTCTAGTCCTATTTTTTATCCTCCCACGTGAATCTCTTTCTATATCATATGTTGGAACAAATCGTATGTCTCTGAAAAAATAATTTGCAAATTGAGGATTTGGTCCATAGGGAACAAAAAACTTCCTATCATCATCGTAATTATCGGTAGGAATTATGTATGCAGGATTTAACGAGTGGAAACCACCAATTGTATTTCCATTCATCATATTTCTTGCTCTTTGGTTTTCTATTTCTAAATAAGCACGTATGCTAGCATAAGCATCGTTTGCAAATCCAGTTGTTCCAAATCTAAACGTTGGAGCAAGAACCAATCCTTTTGATGTTTCTATCCACATATCTTTTCTATCAAAAGAAAGCGGAGGACATCCTGATGAACCGGCGAGAATAGCTTTATCGGTAACAAATCCGAGTGAACGTCTATTTCCTAAAAAATAATTTGGTATTGGTTTTAATATATTACCGTGTTTATCTAATTGAGTACCAACTGCTAAATCTTTTGGTCCTGTGTAATTTGGTGGATAACCTGTTCCATTTTCTAAAACTGTATATGGATTAACCCATAAAGTTCTGCTTCCAGGATAAACATTTTTTATACATATCCATGGAGTAAAATAAAATCCACCAGGACCAGTTCTTTGTCCAGGTGGAATTTGACCAAATCTGTTTTGATCCCAATTACCACCATACCAAAGAACCATACCTTTTGCTACTTGTGTTGCATCAAGTGGTTTAACCCATTCGGTAGGTCTATAAAATGCATTTGCAGGTGGAATAACTGCTGCAGTTGATGCATTTACCAATCCTCCTGCTAGAGAAGTTGCCGCAGTAGTTGTAGAACTATTAACAATTGAAATATTTCCAGACTTGAATGCCTCATCTTGGTATCTAGATGTTCTATAAAAAGGTCCTGACCGTGATCCGTCTGGATTATCTACCCAATATTTTTCAGCTTGATATGCAAAACTTGGACTACCCCATTCTGGTATCCATTCCCAATCTATAAATTTAACATACATTCCAAAAAAATCAAGTAAACCTTTATCATTATTTTGAAAATTATCTTTTCCTGCCGGAGGTGTGTCAAAATTTAACCAATTGGTATCTAGTTTTTCATCATCAGAATTTTCATCAAGTACAACTGTTCGTGCAACAAGTATATTATCATTGCCCCTTGCAGGCGGAGTTGATAATCCATAATATATGTATAGTTTATCCAAAGTGACACTAGCAAATCTAAACATATTTGCTTCTGCATCAGTTTCAACGCTAAAATCATTATCTTGTCCATAAAATCCAAGTGGTGGTTCCAAGAAAAGTGTTGTTACCGGCGATGGTGTTCCATCTTTCTTAACGGATTGTTCTTCGCCAATATATGCTAACTTTCTTTTATGATTTGCCCAAACAACGTGTTGTGCTATCGGTCTCTTATGTGACTCCAATTTTCCATCTGGTGTGAATACTACTCTTGATGTATCATCGCCGATAGAAACTTGATTACGTATTCTATCTGCAAGAGATACCAATATTCCTTCGGTTCCAATTTCGTCACCAAAATCATCTAAAATTGGAACAGTTCCAGGTCTTGATGATTGTTGTTTAATTGTTAAGTTTGCTAATAATTCTATATCATCTACTTCAAAGTACCATTCATAATCAATACCATCAGGTTTTCCTGCAGTTTGTGGGCATTTTCTAGTTCTATAAATTAATTTTGAAGTTGCAAGGACAACATCTTTTTGAACTATTCCGGTTAGTATTTGTTCAAATGGTCTATAAACATCATTTGCAATATCTTCATTGTAAAAAGGACTACTTGGATCTAAAGTTGCATCTGAAACTAATGGTTTCTCTGGAAATTGAATATATCTTGTAAATTTCCCATGTAAATCTGCAACCAAATTCCATGCACCATTTATTATTCGCTCGCCAACTCTAACCCTTTGTCTCGCACCAGTTGAGTCAACTGCTGGAACAAGTCTTACTCTATCAAATGCATAGGTTATTTCTGAAAATTCACCGCCCTCATATTCATATTCTGGTAAAGCACCATTATCCTTAAAATAATCATCAGCAGGTTTTACTTTTGTACCAGATCTAATCCACCTTTTTGTTTTTCCTTCTATTTTTACTTCTTCCGTGAACGATGATGCCAAATATATTGGCATTGGTTGTTTTAAATAATTGTCATTCTCTGGAATAATATTTAATTTTGCACCTTCTGTTCCGTTATCACCAAAATTACTAACTGGAACATTTGGTTTGAGAACATAAAAAGGCAATTCGCGACTGTCTACCTGATTTAATGTATCGGGAACTGGTCGGTATGTAAATGGACTATCACCTATTTGAGGCGATATGTATTGATCTGCCATGATAATAACTTATTTATGTAACAATTGTTATCTATTAAATTGATGCAATGACTGCACCATATTCTTTTGCGTCAAATTTTTCTTTTACCATATCCATCAAACCCTTTTCCACTTCTTTTTTATATTGTTCAATAAAATATGGTGTTCCTTCTTCTGCCTTCTCTATTTCTTTTATTGCTTCCAATTTAGTAACACATTTCTTCTCACCAACCAATTTAGCAAGTTCAATAAGTGCCTGTGTATCATCACCCTTTTCTTCAACTGCTTTTTCAATTTTCTTTATAGCAGTTTTTACTTTTTGTCCAAGTCCTTCATCTTCTTCTTTCAATAAGAGACTTTTTAATTTCAAAGATTTCATTACAAACTCCAAAGTTTATTTACGGGATAATATGAAATAAAGTCCAAAAAATAACAGCGCTACCGAATAAAATATAATATCGGTAACGATGTAACTCTCGGTAAGTTTTGTCACTAAAGCAAAAGCCGCATCGAACCCAAGCGGATTGAAAAATGTCCCAAGAACTAAACATACTTTTGCCAACACATCTTTTAATTGTTTTGAGTTTCGTTTTGACATTACGCCATCCCATGTAGTTGCCTTTGTGTGAAAAATACTTCTGTAACTATAAATATGGGATAAATAAAAAAGGGTGATGTTTCCACCACCCTTAATTTGAACATCTAATCTTATTTTACTTTGATTGTAATTTCTTCTGGTTCCGTTGGTTTTTCATACGGAACTTGAATATGAAGAATACCATTCTCAACACTAGCAGTAATTCCTTTCAAATCGTATTTGATTTTACCGTTTGGTAATTCAAATCTAAATTCGATAATTTTTTCACCGAAGATGTTTGCAACCTTTCTGTTACCTGTTACATTAAGGATATTATTTTTTACCGTAATGTTAATATCCTCTTTTGCACATCCAGGAACTTCCGCATAAATGTTACGAACTCCATCCACGTCTTTAACTAATGTTTGAGTATTAAAACGAGGCAAATCAAAATTCGTCTTTGACAATTGATTTACAACGTCATCCCATAAATTGTCTCTACGAAGAATAGAATTTAGCGTTACCATAATAACCTCCAAATAATTAAAATAAAAAAGTTAATTAGATGATTTAGCTGCTTTTGCTTCAGCAACAGATGCTTGATTATACGGTGTAATCAATTTCTTAATTGCACTTGCTGCTTTACGAGCAATAGCCGCATCTTTCTTTTTTGTTGAATTATGTGCAACTGTAAACTCATTGAATAAGTTTGTTAGTTCCGCATAGATTTCTTGCTTTGACATAAAAACCTCCTGTGTGATATAACCTACATTATTTCCGGTATGGGTAATTTTGCATCGGTTATACTTTGTATAAAAAACTTGCGAATTGTATCTCGCATTCCTGAAACTTTACTTGGTTTATTAAATACAACATCATACAATTTTTCAAATGATGCCGCATCTGCAGTAGTGTATTGGTCTCCCAAAAAGAATTTTATCATTTCTTCCGGAGTCTGTGTTACAAAACTCTCACTACCCGCAATAGTTTTACCAGCTTTAATAATACTTCCACCTTTTCCCGCATAACTTTTTGTCAATCTATAAATTCCTCTATCATGTCTCATAACATACTTCTCGACTTCAATCGGAACATCTTTATCGGTTTTCTTTAACACTTTGTAATCAACTGCAGAAACAACTGCAGCCAATAAAAAGTTTCTATATGCAGATTTATATTTGGACTCACCCTTTGAATAATCCGGAGAGGAATATACAAACTGTGTCCAATTAACATTGTTGGATAACATGAAATCAACTTGCACAGATTCTTCGGTAACTCTGCCTACTATTGGAAACGGAATTGAAACTTGTGAGAACCCACGAAGTGGCTTTGCATCATAACCCATCTTTTCTAATTCTTTTATCAACCAATCCAATACATCACTTAATTTCAAACCATTTGCGGATGCCAATTGATCCATTGAAACACCAATGTCCAAATCACCCGATAATTCGTCTGTGGGTTTCTTCCCTGCACTACCGAGTATGAAACAGTCTGTTCCAAAACCAATAAGACCGAGTGGTTTCAAAACAGTTGTCTCAATTTTTGAGACAGTTGCCGGTATCTCATTTTGTTTAATCCCCACGGCATCGGGAAACATATTCCCGCCCTCTGTCAATAATTTCTTTAATTTAATCATGTTATATCAAAAATATGTGTTATAGTTCTTTGGATAATGTGTTTAATAATAATTATACTTTATTTTTATTTTACTTTACCCAAACCATCAATTCTTTCATGCAAGAATTTTATTTCATCAGCAAGTTCTCTCTTTGATGTATCAATTCTTTCATGTATAGACCGATGTTCTTTTTCGATAGACGAACTCAAGCTATCAACTCTTGAATCAATCATTCGTCTAAAATAATGATCTGTTGATGTAATTTTTCGATCCAAATCATCGAAAACAGTATTAACTACACCCTCTAAATTATTTAGTTCTTTGTTTAATCTACTAATCTTGAACATACCCACAACTACAACCGTAACTAACGTCACAACTGTAACCGCACATACACCCAACAAAAATGATGTAATATCCATAACTTTTCTCCTTATTCCCAAAGAACTATAACACTCTTACTTACTTAATTTCACAGGCACCACCGGCACAAGCCAATTCGCCTGACAAATCCGTATTGTCTTCCAACTCAACAACATTACTCAAATCAACATCGTGTAATGTTTCCATCAATCTTTCATATTCCTCTTTTGTAATATCCTGGAAAGGTGCCTGAATATATGAACCACCATCGTAGTTTAGAACAGAAAGACCGTTAAAGTGTTCTTTATTTTCCCACATCCAATTACCAACCGCATCCCATTCATGTTCCCGGATGGAAACTGTTGCAGATATGTTGTGAGTATTCATGCCGGTTCTGTGACCAGGTTTAATCCAATTCTGATTGAACCATTTTACTCTTTCCAACAACTGCAAAGGACTTTCACTACGAAGTATTGAACCCTCTGGTGACTTTTGTGGAACACCAATAACAGCAGTATCGTGTGGACGGAAGTATTCATCTTCTACCAATTCAGGATGGTTAATTGCAAGATAAGAATAAATTGCCTCATTCTTACCAACACGAACACGGCGTAAATAGAAATCATTGTGCCATGCATGAATACCGGATGAACAACCCAAAGTCAATGATGATGTTCCAGCAGGTTTAATTGTTGTTGTTCTTGCAGATTTATTGATACCAATTAGTTCTGCAATCCTTTCGTTTTCTTCTCTTGATGCCTTAGCAGCGGCTTTCAAATCTAATTTCTGAACTTTACCAGAACCGATACCGGTCATACCAACACCGAGAAGTGCATCCTTTTCAGTTGTTCTTTGCCAGATTGGGCGAAGATAATGAAAATCTGTATAACCTGCCTGCAATGTCCCAATGAAAGTGGCAGCACGAACTCTGTCTTCCAAATCTTCTTGGCTTTCAACATCGGAAACATTTACCTCACACAAGTTACAGAATTGGAATGGGCGAAGTGCAATCTCACAACAAGGATTTGTTCCCCAATCTTTATCGTTGGAAAGGTAAATACCCGGCTCACCTGCATTTGATAACTCTATTTTTTTCCAAAGTGATTTGAAAAATTCTTCTGTTACCTTACTACGAAGAAGAACTGCCGAATTATTAGCTCTGCCTCTTTGTGGATTTAGTTCCCACCAATTTCCAAACTTACATGAAATCATATCGTCATCGTCAGCAGAGAAAAGAGAAATAAGAGCAGCACGGCGAATACCACCGGCAAGAACTGCATCTGCAATATGACAAACAATATCGTGAACTTCTATTGATGATAATTGTTCACCATCTGTTTTAAGGTCAAGAATTGCCCTAATCTTTTCAATACAAATGCGTAGTGGCTCTGGACCTGGTGCCTTTCCACCACTTGTAATAAGTCTTGCACCTTTGTGACGAATATCGGAATAATCAAAACGAATAGATGAACCGCCAGTGAAATATGACTTCATCACGGCTTTAATTGCATCTGCCCAACCTTCAATTGAATCACCGATAAGAAATCTTCTTTCTTTTGATTTAGGTCTGTGGATTGGTGGCAAACTTTCTACATGATGTTTCTGAACGGAATAACCTACACCGGTTCCACCGAGAAGAAGAAACATCACTTCACCGAAAGCACGCCAGTCATCTATTGGCAAGTAAGCACAATTGTAAATTCTGTTTGGAGAAATTTCAATCGGTTTACCACCAAACTGTAATGAACGCATTGATGGCAAAACTTTTTTATCATATACCATTTTATAGACATTTTCAATTTCATCTTTCAGTTGTGGGTATTTTCTTTGGTGCATTTCTTTATTTCGTGTCACCAATTCTTCCCAAGTTTCCCTACGATTTTTTTCGGGAATGAAACGAGCATACTTCATGTAAACTGTAATTTCAGACAAAATTCGATTGCTAATGTCCATTTATTTCTCCATTGATTTTTTTATTGAAAACGTTATTTTTTAGGTATAAATCAAAACCATACACGAATAAGTATATGGTCTTGGATAAAAAAATTGGGTTTTGTTAAATTATTTTTTAATCCAATTTTCCCCATTCCACCATTCAAAATTTGGATAATTTATTTTGTAATCGAATTGTTTATACCACTCTCCGATATACAAATAAGGATAGGAATTATTTAATAATTTGTCTATAAAATAATAACAAGTAATAGGTGTTATACCATTTCTTTTCAGCTTACCACCAAACACTGCGGAAAAAAATGGTATATTGCCAAACCAATTTAACACACAAAATACTTCTGAATTAAAATAATATATTTCATGTTCAAACGATAAGACCGTTTGTAAATAAAACTCACAACTATCTGAATAATAATGTTTAGTATTTTCAAATATCTTTTTGTAATCGCCGTTTTTTGATATTTTTATTTTATTAAGTCTATTTTTTTTACGAGTTGATATTGGTAAAATTTTTACACGTGATGATTTGGTTTGATACCATTCATCATTTGCTGTTGGTAGCCAACCGTGTTCAAACATATAACTTTCATTTTCATTTATTCGTTTAGCAAAAACTTCACATAAAAATGAAACAGACTTTTCATCATCTATGAACATTCCGTTTTGGTGACTGTATCGGATTTTCATTCAATTTCTCATTGTATATTTTTGAACGTTCTTCATTTGATTCACCTGCATCCAAATCAGTATGATCATAATTCATATTTTCTGTATCAGGTGTTACCCATCTAGCATTTCGTTCTGCTGTCCAAAGTGTTCTGTTATACATTCGTTCAATAACAACATCTTTTTTTACAGTAAATGAAGGATCGTGTAACCTCAATCTATTGTTAGGTTGTATTGCAAAATTACCGTCATCCATCATTATGACATGACCACATTTATGTTGTGACGGATATTCAGAAAACAAATAGTCGGTATCACCTGCATCTGTGCTTGCAGCCCAATCAAGTGTAAATAAATATCTACCACTATATTCTTTTCTACGGCGAGAAATGAATTTCATAATTTTATTTTTCAAATAAGGAAATTGTGTTGCACTCACATGATATGAAAATGAGTCCCATAAAACTAATTCATCTAATTCATGATCAGGAGCGTCATCTTTCCAACAAAAAGCATGAATAGGCATTCTCCACCACACACCACCGTCTTCCATTACAAAATGAAATAATGGTGCTTGTCCAGGAATAGTTGCAACACCAAATATAAAACATGGAAACTTTTTATCAAAAGAGTCACGTTGGTCACGGAGAAAATTCCCACGAACATATGCCTCAATAACAGGTATAGGTGAGTTTAAGTATGCCATATTAAAAACCTTCTAATTCTTTGAATTTTTGTGAAAGAGCTTTCTTAACATTTACATCACCCTTCATTGATGTTTGAACACTCTGTCCCATGTCAGAACTTGGTTCATATATTTCAATGTGGCCAGTCATTGTATTTATTTTACTTGGAAATGTCATACCATCGGGACCGAAACGGTTTTTAATAATATGCCATCTGCCTGTTCCACCAACCTTATCATTTAGTTTTCTTGATAGTGACATGATAAAGTCTGCAATCATAATTTTATTATATGACTCTGAAACTTTACCACCTTCAATTACATCATCTTCAAGAGCAGAACGGTTTGCCTGTGATGCAGTCCAAATAGGTATTCCATAAGTTCCACCGATACCACGCAAGTCCTCATAAATATCATTGAGTTCCAATCTCTTGTCACCGGCTTTTGATGGTCTTATCAAGTCCGCATAATCAACAATAACCAAATCAGGTGCCTTACCTTGACTGATACACTTTTCTATGTGTGATGTGATTGTTGTTATACTTGCAGTTTTAGTTGGATAATACTTTACAATCAAATCACCTTTAATTGTTTCCATTGCATCACGGATTTTTTCTTGTGCATGTTCTTCATTCAAATTTTGAAAAGCAATCTTTGTAAAGAAAGCATCAAATCTTCTTGCAACATAAAACTGATTAAGTTCAAGTGTATAATAAACAACTCTCTTACCAGCTTTAACTGCTTGAGCGGCGATACTAACCAATCCCCAAGACTTACCGCCACCGGCAGGAGCAATAACAACACCCAGCTCACCAGCAGCCAATCCACCGTTTGTAATATCATCAACAACATTCCAACCCGTAGATACACAACTTCTTGCACCTTCTTCATAACGAGCTGCAATATCCAAAAGATATTCGTGTCCAATGTCTTTGTCAGTTCCGGCTTTAAGTGCATTATCAACTTTCTTTTTGATAAGGTCATACTTACCACTCTTGAGCAAATCAACAGACTCAATAATTGCAACTTTCATCTTTTGATTTTTACAAAATTCAAGTGTAGTTAGTTTGACATATTCAGCATCCGAACTATCTTTATACTTTGCACTTTCTTTCAGAGCATCTGCAATAGTGCTCTTCAAAACTTTATCTTCAACGGCAATCAATTCAGACTTGAAAACTTCAGCGGTTGGTGCAGTTTTATACTTCTCATAATAAGACATTATCTTTTCAACAACCCAACTATTTGCTTGAGACTCAAAATAATTTGGTTCAATAATATCGGAAACTTGTTGTAAAAATGCTCTATCGTTTAATAATGAAGTGACTACTTTTGTCTGAAAGGTATGACCATACTGGGATAAATTATCCTGCATATTTGTTCCTAATGGAATTTATTGTTGTAAAATTCTTCTGAACCCAAACATCCCAATTCAACATAACATTTTGCATCTTATCTTCTACAAATAGTTTATCAAGTTCAACCTTATTTAGTGTATCTATTTCACCATCAACAAGATTTCTTATTGTTGATTTAGTGCTCTGTGAAATATCAACATCACTTAACTGCATAATTCTATGATTGGTTTGCAATACATTTAGGTTGTTCTTTAATTCTTGAATTGCTTTGGATTTATTATCATGTAATTTACAAATTTCTACGAACATTTCCAAATCTATTTTTCTTTTTTCTGATAATTCTGGAAAGAATTTTAATATAGTCTTGTCACCGAGACCACGAATGCCAACTACATTATCACTTTTATCGCCAAGTAACGATTTGTATATGATATAATTCTCACACCATATACCAGTTTCTTCCAAAAGGTTTTCAGGCGTATACATCTTCTTTTTAGTTGGCAAATAAACATTAACCCTATCCGAAACTAATTGTAGAAAGTCTCGGTCATTGGAAAGGATTACACATTTATCTTTGAAATAAGAAGAAAGGTAGGCAATCACATCATCTGCCTCGATTTTATCAATGGAGATTATTGTAAGTGGCAGATTTTGTAGGTATGAAAAAACACGAAACAGTTGATACTTCATTGAGGATTGTTCATCATCAATATCTTCAAACCCAACTACACGGTTTAACCGTGACTTGATTGCCCTACCTTCTTTATAGTTTGAATAGATTTCTTTACGGCGTTGTGAACCACCTTTACCATCAAAGACCACAACAACCCGCGTGGGATTAACCATACGGATTGTTGCTCCAAGAGACTTCAAGAAACCAGAAAGTCCACCAACATGAACACCATCTTCGTTTAGTGTTGGGATGGCAGAAAATGTGCGTATAAAAAGGTTCATCCCATCTACAATCAAAACCTTACTATCACGATGTAGGTTTTCTTGTTCTTGTCTTTCTGTTTCTATTTCTTGTAAAAGTCTTTGATATTTGTTGTTCATACTTCATCTTGTAATAATGGTTCATTTGAAAGTGTTACATCGTCTATACGAGCTTCATCAAGTTTCTTATATTTCATAATTACTTTCTCTGCGATTTCATCATAAACTATATCATACAATTCAGGATTACTCATAATCTTTTCAACAAATTCTTTGGATTGAAATTTTATTACCTCTCCAGTTCTTTTGTCTGTCCATGAATACCATGCACCTGATTGTGAAACAAGATTGTGTTCCTTCATAACAGTTAGCCATGAAGAATAGTCATCTATACCACTATCAAAATAAACTTCATATTCACATTCACGAAGCGGTGGACCTACTCGGTTCTTTACCAATTTTGCCTTAACTCTTGAACCAACAATTTCATCACGACCTTCTCTCTTTGCTTTGATAGCACCGATTGAAGAAAGACGAAGACGAACAGAAGCATGGAAAGGAATACCTTTGCCACCTGGTGTTGTCCAAGGATCAGAGAATGCCGGAGCATTTAGTTTCTGACGAAGTTGGTTTGTAATAATCAAACAAATACGTTCTCTACCGATAAGGTTTGTAATTTTCCTCATTGCCTTTGAAATGATAAGTGCCTTTGCCGTAGCATAGCCATCCTTATCAAAGTCTGCAGCCATTTCTGTTTTAGTGGATGCACCGGCGATTGAATCAACTACTATCGTTACCAACCTATCTTTATCGGATGAACGAACTTTGTCAATGATAACATCAACAGTTTCAAAAATATCTTCTACTGTTTCCAATGGAATGTATAACATATCTTTTAAGTTCAAACCGATTGCAGATAGATATTCAGTTGCGATTGCATTCTCGGTATCAATATAAACTGCAAGACCACCTTTCTTTTGTGTGTTGAGAAGTGCATGGGCTGCCAACAATGATTTACCAGATTGTTCGAGACCTGTTATTTCAGATACACGACCAACAGGAAAACCACCATACTTACGATTGGAAATGGCCAAGTCTAACATAGTTGAGCCAGTTCCCACCCATTCTTTTACTATCGTAGGTGCATCACTATCACCTTCAAGAAAGTAAGCGGTCTTAATGTTTTGAGCTTTGAATTGTTTGTTTATAGTTTCGGCAATGAGCCCACCGAGTTCATCGGAAAGATCACTCTTTGATTTTGCCATAACTCACCCTTATTAAAATAAATCATCAAATGTAACACCAACATCTTCAGCAGATGTAGATGGCTTCTCACTCTTTTCTTGTTTGTAATTCAAGTCTTCTGCAGGTTCTTCTTGCGATGAAGCACCCATCCAAGTTTGCAATTGAATCTTCAAATCATCATAAGATGGTTCTGGATACAATTCTGTAATCTGTGGTTGTGACTTAATCTTTTCAAGAACATCTGCACTTTCTGTAATAGGTGTTTCTTTTGGTTTAACACGAATACTTGTTTCTGCATAAGTCTTACCGGCTTCTTCTGGTGACTTAACGGTAACAACAATGTCACGACCAGATTTTGGATCAGACAAATCACCGTAATCAGGATCAACAAAGAAAGCAAGCAGTTCTTCATAGATTTGTTTACCAAATCCCCAAAACTTTACACCTTCATTTTCTTGACCACGAACAATAACCGGAACATAGATACGCATTTTGGGTTCCAATTTTCTACCCATTACCCAATCTTCTTTATCGCCAGTTTGTTTAAGTTTTTCAGCAAACTCAACCACAGGATCAGGACGACCAAATGATGCCGGTGAAAGAATAGACCTCTTACCCAAATTGTAATGGAAATACAATTCGATGAATGGATTTTCTCTGTTGTGGATGTAGGGAACAATTCTGATTTGGGTTTCACCCGGATCGGGTTTCCAAATGTTAGATGTGCGATTGTTTGTGTTTTTTAAAGAGTTCAAACGACTCTTGATTGCATCTAGGTTAATACCCATGACGTTTCTCCAAATGTGTAATAAATAATGTTTAATCGTTACTAAAAGAATGTTATGTCTAATAGAACAATACTAATATATGAATTTAATGTTTAATAAGCAAGCAGTATTTTTATTTCTATAAATAAATATGGGAAACCAAAAGATTTCCCATTTTATCATTTATTGTATTTCATAAGATGTTTCAACCTACTAACAACTGTCTCCGGTAACTTTTCCACATTAAATGTATTATCAACCCATGCAGGAGCATCGTCTGTCTGTGGCATAACGTCACGCTTTGGAGCACCAGCAACTGGTGGACTCTGCTTCTTTAAGGTCTGAACATTACCCCAAATATAGTCCGCAATCGCTTCAGGTGTATCACCTTTATCATATTTCTTAAATACTTCAACAACCGGCTCTTTTATGTTATCAATTACATATTTTTTTAACTCACTCTCGCCAACTTGAAATAAATTCACACCACCACCGGCTGCGGTTGGAACGGTACCAGTTTGGGCAGCAATACCAATTTGAGTGGCTTTAAGTGCTTCAAGTGGTTTTTTTATGTCAGTTAAATCCAATGATTTTATTTTTGCAGTTGGGTTTATACAAAATACTTGCGACCAACGATGATGACCGTCAATAACAAATTTTCCACCACCACCTGTTACTATTGATTTTCCAGCAGGAGCAACAACACCACCTTTCAAATACATTTCAGCACTTGCAGGATCCTTCAATGGATAACTCAATGATTTGTCCATTACTACTTCATTTTGAGTTGGTTGTAAATCAGTACAAGCGGGCGAAATAGCAGATGTTTTTACAGGTGTAGATGATGAAAGTGATTTTATTGCATCAAGAAATTTTGGATCCTTTATGTTATCCCCAAGTTCTTTAACAAATGACACATAATCTTTTTTAAGAATAGTTTTCAGTTCTTCTTGTGCCTCATCCTCATGGAGTTTCACTTTAACTTCATTTACTAAATTTTTTAATGAATTTTTCATCCTTACTCTCTCTAAATTGTATTAACAAATTCTTCTTGTGTTTGTAGTTCTTCTGCTGATGCTTGACCGGTTTTTCCCCAATCTGGAAGAACTGCCATAATATGGAATGCCTTAGCACTCATAACATCTTTCATCCATTTTCCTGATGTTGGATTGTCTTTGTTTTTCAATATGTTTACATGATTTGCACCTGGAAAAACATACAGAGACATACCACTTGCTTTTGCTAACATTACAGAATGTTTCAATGGAACTATATTATCACTACCACCGTGAATAATTGCACCGTTACCACTAATTTCAGAACCAGTTAATGTTACAGTTGGCCATTGTCTATTCCATGCTGGAGCAACAAGGTAAACTGTATCTGGTTTCTTTGCACCCATTGATAATGCTTGTAGAAGTATTGCTCCGCCACGCGAATATGCAATCAACGTTTTGGGACTTTCTTCATTCAAATATAAAATTGCCTTTTCAATATCTTCGGTTGTTATACTTGTTGAGTCAGAAAACGCAGGACATCCTGTGTCTTGTTCTGGACTTGTCCATTCAACATTACAAGCATCAACTCGCATATCTTTTGGTTTCATACCAAAACCGTGAAATGCTCCCTTATCTATTCCAACTTCTTTTAATAAATCAACCAACTTAATCATTTTTATCTTCTGTTGTTTGATATTAAATGTGTCCTAACTATTTCTTTTATCTTTTTACGAAGTTTATTTTTCAATCTTTCATTAACAACAACTTCGTTTTTTTCTTCTTTGCTAGCCATATTTTCTATTTGAGTATCTATTTTTTTTGACAAATTTTCAGCAACGGAATTTAATCTAGATAAAACAATTTCCAATACTTCAAAGTCTTCATCGGTCAATCTTTTTTTGATAAATAATCCAATTTTTTCTATTACCTTTCTTATATCAGCTTCATGTGCTTCCTTCTCCTCAGCAGTGTAAGCATTTGATTTCAGTGTATCAAGTGATTTATACAATACTTTTAATGTTGGGTTTCCAGAAAATCTTGATGATATTGATTGTAATTTTTCAGAAGTTTGTTTGTATTCATCTGAATCGGCAAATTTATTGAACCAAGAACGAATTGTATTTGCATTTTCATTTGGAAAGATAAATTGTAATAAATTTTTATTACGTTCTATCACGTTAGAAACATCAACAAGAACAATATAGCTCATTGGACTTATTGCCGATACAGTTATTGATTCCTTTATTAATTTCTTTGATTTCATTTTATTTACCTACGGCATTAATGTTATATTCAATGTATTCTGTATAAGATATAAACTAACACTTGTCTTTTTATTAAAAAAATGTAACTTTCCAGATATTGGTTTTTTATATTGAAAACCTATTTTTTTCAATCCATCAACGATTTCATGTTCTTTATACATACTAGCATCAATAACATTATCCGGAAGTATGTTTATCTTTTCCAATATTTTTTTTAATTCTTCATAAATAGTATCAAACCCACTTCCTTCGGAAATAGATTTCATACTCAATTCATTCATAACTCTATTTGTTATTTCATCTAGTATTGTTTTTAATTTCATGGAATTAACTTAAATAGTTATACATAAAAATACTCATATAAATATCACCAGCTATACACTTTTACCAAAAATATTTTAACTACTCGAAATCCATCTTTGTTTTTGAGAAGTGCACAATTACGGTATCTTTCCCATTCTATCGGATATGTTTTATCTAATACGCCATTGTTTAAGTTCATTATGAGTTCGTTAAGAGCATTTATGGTGTATATTGTATTTGTTTCACGTTTTTGGTGAACCATTATTGAATTTGGGAGGAATTTTTTGTAACTATCCATTATTACATTATAGGACAATAATGAATCTTCTTTGGTTTCCAAAGACTTAAATAAAAATACTTTATTATTTAAAATGGAAAAATTTTCTTTTATGGTATCTATCGTCTCAGCTACGCCGTGTTTTCTCGTAAATGTACATACTAATTGTGTCTTCAATATTTCTCTCTCATTTTTTCAAATATCTACTCAATATAAATATCATCTTAAATTTGCAGAATACTACCAAAAGTGTCACCCGTATAAATTTTTACTGACATATTATCAGTTTCAAATGCAGACTGTAATACATCTATCAAATCCGTTTCATCTGGATGAATATCAAAAATGAAAGCATCATAAAGATACATCATAAACACCGACTTCTTATTCTGCAAATGTGGTAATATACTCTTTATCTTACGAACATTATATTCGGTTTCCAATGATTGAAGAATATAATTGAATACTTTATTTGGTGTAGCGTCTTGAATATCTCTAAATAGTTTTTCATAAAACCAAGATTTAACCACACTATCCGTCTGATACCTCTCATATAATTCATCTATGAGTGCTTGAACGGAACGGAAAAATGTATGGTTCATAAACTCTGGAGTTATCATCCCATATATGTTCTGAAATACTTTACCTTTGAATTGGTCATAGTCCATATCTATTCCCAAATCATTTTGTATTTGTTCGTATGGGTGATATTCAAATTTATAGTCTAATATCTTTGCCAATAATTTTATATGGAAAGCATCGTAATCAAACTGAACAATCTTTCCACCATCAAACCGTGAACGAATTTTATCTCTACTACCGTCTTTCTTATTCATTGCAGAGAAGTTAAATCCACCCCAAGCATTACTTGGTCTACCTGTTGTAGTATACCACATATAATTTTGTTTCTTCCATTCATCACCAACAAGAATATCATTTTTTTCAATCTCATGGAATATGTTTATGAAATCATTGCAATAATCTATACAACTTTGAGTAATTGGATTATCCTCATAAATCTTCATAACATATCTTGCAATTCTTCTTGCCCATTCCAATTGTTTTGAAAGTGGTATTACTTGACCTAAATCTTCTATCTTGTAAAATTTATTTGCAAGTATTTCCATTCCTTTCGGATAAAATTCTTTTGGATTGATATGGTCTGATGTATGGTAATGTAGGTATGAATTTATATCAATACCATCGGTCATACCGTTATACACCAATACCTTTTTATTGAACACAAGGGTTTTGGGATGTAAACGAATATCGTGTAAACCAATATCACTATGGATTTCATCTGGATGTGTAAAGTTAATATATTGTTCTTCACCATCCGTAAAAAGAAAATACATACCGATAACGCCAACTGCAGATTGGTGTTTGTTTGGATTAGTTGTAATTGGAATGCAAACCGAAGGTTTTTCTTGAAACATAAGTTAGACTAATTTTAAAGTAGTATCATAAATTGTAAATTGTCTTGGATTGTTTACTATACTACCAAATATACTAACTTTTTTTGTAATTCGCAAAATAATTCTATTATTTGTATCAACAACGCCTGGATTTACTAAATAACCATTACTATCCAATTGATCATACTCTGGACCGTTTATTTTCCAAGGAACATCTATCATTTCATATAAATATCGGTTTATACCAGTGTGGTCTCTATAATAGTCTATGGTTTGATTTGGTGATATTTCAACAAAAAATATATTTGGTTCGTTTCTCTTGTATACAAAGTGTCTTGTCATTTTTCCTTCATTTAATTCGTCTTCTGTTGGTATTCTTACAATAGGAATTGGTTTTGTATACAAATCAAATTTAGCAAGAGGATTCAGTTTTGGTTTTCTTGTGCCATCTGGATTTTTTGCATAGTTTTTTTGTTGAACATATTTAAAATACGATGGTCCACGATCTTTATATTTAACAAGTCTGACTGATTTTCTTGGATCCCATTCCGTTTCCGAATATGTTTCTCCCGTAACATATTGGTGGTATGGTCCGATATATTCTTTCCAGTTTTCAAGTATCATCCATTCTTTTCCGTTTGTAAAAAGATTAGTTTTAACTTGACTTGGGTGATAATATGTTCTTGATCTAAATGCCATTATTATCCACCCATATTAACTCTTGCTTTTGTATTCAGTGTTGTTGTCCAACCACCTGCATCAATTTTATGACTAACTTTTGTTATAGTAAAACTTACATTCCAAGGAGCTTGATTATATCTTGCTGGTATCGCCATGCATTCGATAGCATCACCAAACTTAAAACCCATTACACCGTCTATTGTTAGTGTTAAATCTATCGGATAAACCGCTTTATTCATCCAATGACCATGACCATTTGCACCACTCATTCCAGTTGATGTTTCTAAACTTTTTTTCCATTTTGTTATCAAACCACGAACTTGCTCACCCCAAGCATTATTAAATCCATCCGTTAAAGCGGCAGCATATTTAGCGGTTAGTTCAGTTGCAGCATCTCTTGCATTAACACCCATTGCAGGATCGGGTGTACTTGCTGGGGTGCCTCCTGATGTTGGTGCGGCTTTAACATCAGAATTTGTTGGTTGAGTGCTTCCTCTATCTTCTCCTCTAGCGGCGGTGTAAGCGGCAGCTGCTGATGCGGCTGGCGGTTTGCATGTTATAGATGCGGTTCTAACAATAGCACGGTAAATGTCAACTCCAAATTGAAAAGGTCTAACTGTATCAATAATTTCTCTTGCTAAATTTGTATCTTCTATACTCAATATTGCCTGAGTAGGCGGTGCTGATGCTCCAGTTGCTCCGCCACCAGGAGGAGACATATTTTCGGTTTCATACAATGTTGGTGTTATTTGATATATGTCACCTGATGCATAATTTATTCTCTTTGATATTGTTTCAAAGAAACTTGTTAAATTTTTATGACTTATATTTGCCGCATTTTCTGCAACAAATTCTTTATACGTTTTTTTAATAAAATCTGTACCAATTAGTATATTACCTATTGCTATATTATTACCATTTATGACTCCGGGAGGAGATATTTGGTATGCATCTGATCTTAAATAATTTTGTGGAGCGGCAAAAGCAGTTGATCCACCATATTCACCCATTACATCATCTGGAAAAAAAACATCCACAGGAAATGCAGATTTTATTAATTGATACCATGCTGTAAAATTCCCTTCGACTTGTATTCTAAACAACCTACCCATTGTTGTTGCTGGACCTGCCGCTGCCAGAGCAGATCCTGCTTCTAATTGATTTATTGCCTTATTGATAAAACCAACCAGTTCATAGTATTTAATATAGTAAAAGGGTTTTTGTATAGGTGGTGGTGGTGGTGCCGTTGCTATTTGAGCTGCACCTTGGTTGGCAACGGCTGGATCAGTATTTCCTGTTGACTCGGGTTCAACCGGTTGAAATGGTAGACCAAGAGGTTGATAACCGACCATTCGCATATTAGTTGCCCCCGCAACAATATATCCAGGACTCGTCATTGGTGCTAATGTATATGATGCGGCAAAAGGTCCGCCCGCAGCCATATCCCTATCTATAACTGCAGCAATATTTGGTCCAGGTAAAGGATTTGCTCCGATAGTTACAGGTGCTGCACCAGGATCGGTTCCAGTATTGACATCACCGGACATACCAGTTGATACAGTAGCTGCAGAAACAATAGAACAATCTGCCGTTATAGATAAATCGGGATTTACACTCCAATTAAAATTGTATATTATACCGGTAAATCTTCCAGAACATGGACCTGGATTTGCAGCAGCTGTACTCCAACCCCAAGAAACATTTACTTCTGCTCCTGGAGTAAAAAATGCATCTTCTATGTTACCAAGTTGAAAACCACTCGTTGTTATACTAGGGTATATGGTAAAAGTAAATTTACCTTTTAGCAAAGATCCCATTGTACCTTCATTACTTATATCCAAACCTTGCAATAATGGCATATTTGGAACATTTCTTGCAGCACTATACATTGTAAGGTTTCCATCACGATTACTCATAACAGGAGATCTTGCGGATCCTAAAACAATACCAGTTCTAGTTGACACTATTCTAGCCCAAGATTTTTTTCCATATGCCCAAGTTAAATTTCTAGCCGCATCACCACCTCCAGTACCGGGAGTTGCTGCCCTAGCACCCCTAACTCTTTGTCCGTGAATTGCTCCTCTTGCATTTAATTCACCGGTTGTGAGTGGATCAGGTGTTCTATAAAATGGGCTTTGATATGGTGCCGGTGCTACGCTTGGCCTTGGCATATTTATCTCTCATCATTGAATATACGAATAAGTGCTCCGATACCTGAGTATTCAGCATATCTTGGTATTCTTACTATCATACCGGCAGGTACGTTTAATGTGCCTCTACCCAAATTATTTGAAATAGCTATAACGTGCCAAAAAGTTTCATCACCATAAAACTCTTTTGCCAATAAATCAAGTCTATCGCCAGGTTGTGATATAATTATAGTATCGCTTGTAGTGTCTAAATTTGGATAAAATGTTGAAGACAATCTGCTAACTAAATGAGTATCACCTTTTGAATCTACTTTTCTAGATCCAGTAACGATAGTACAAACACTATATCTATTTTGCATTTAGTATTCCAATCGTATGTAGAACAATAACCAATCAACTATAAATATAAAAAATATAAAAATTATGGTGTTGGTGCACCCAGTAAAGCAGGACCTGGAATGTTTCCTTCTTCACCAGGAGCGATAGCAAGGTATTCAATAGCATCGGAATCACCAGCAGGAGTACCCGTTGCTGTTATACCTGGCGATGGTATATTATCAAATGGGTTAAACCAGTTGACTTTCGGTGTACCAATCGGAATAAGACCGGTTTCAATTGTTCCAGCAGGTTCTCTATCATCATACAATGGATAAAATACACCATATCTCTCTGGACGATATACGCCAATTGGTACAAATCCAACAGAAACTTGTATTGTTTTTGGTAATTGTAATACTCCTGGTGCAGACTCATATACTATGGTTGGATCCGTAGCTGCATTATATCTATCTCCTTCTAAATGTGCGGTTTCCCATGTACCATTTGTATTATCAAACGTATAGCTTAAATTACTTATGTATCCTGGCATTTTTCTAAATAAATTACCAATGTTTAATCTACAAAGTGGTGCACGCATAAAACCTGCACTTGTATATTCAGGTGCAGTCCATCCTGCTAAATAGTTTAATTTACGCCATGATGCCTTCATTTCATCGCGCGATCCAATATGAACTGTAAAATTAAAGCTGACATCTCTTTCGTATCCATCATAAGTATAGAGTGGATCCCCTCTACCCATATATTTTACAGCAGACCATGATGGTTTATGATTATCTGTTATACTATCAAATATTGCACGAAATACTATTACTTCTGAAGGGCAATAGTCGTGACCATCCAACACTATACTTGAAAAATAAAATTCTATAAGGTCATCCACACCTGGATTATTTATGTTATTATATGCACCTTTTTCATAAATTAATTCATTATTTAAACGAACATTTGCACGCTTGTAATCAATTATATTTATTCTGTCTCCTCTAAATTCAAATTGTGATATTCCGGGTCCCGCAACTGCTGCTCGTTTTGGTACTGCAACAGGATAGGTACGAAATGCCGCTGGACCTCTACCACCAGGACCTCCAGCTAATGTAGGTAAAAGACCCGCTGGTGCAGCACCCCTTGGTATACCTGGTATAGCAGTTTGTATTTTTTCATATTGTATAGTTGTTACTCTTGGATTTCCTCTATCTGATCCAGGATTACCATGAGTTCCTAAACCAAATTTTCTTTCCAAGTTATTTTGAGCATAATTCACTATCGCAGGATGTGTTGAAAACTTAAAAGACATAACACCCGGCCAAGCTGCAGTATTTCTTGGAGATGCAGTCCCAGCATTTGTTGCATCATAATCGTCAATATCCCATCTAAAATCATTCCATTTTTCACTTCTAGATGGAGTCCAACTTGGATTAAAGTAATTTACTCCAGGATTTAGTTTAGTTGCAGGTACTGGTGGTCTGGATGAGGCAGGACTAGTTGATCCAAATTTATTTTTGCTGTACCATGGAGATGTTTTAAAATGTTTAACATTATCAGTAGAAATACCATTTATATTTATATTAATAGTGTCCATTGTACTATTTGTTTTCGTCCTAAATCCATTTAATTCTTCAACAGTGGAATTTCTTAATCTATTTGGCGATGATTCATATGGAAAATTAAATGTATCCATTGCATTTATTTTTCTCAAAGTTATCGGTTGTATGGTTACATTTTCGCCGATGAAAGGGTGCTTATCATCATCAGGTGCATATGCATTAGAAACCTGAAATATACCATCTAATCTATCTTTGTTTTTTGTTGCCAAACCAGTTGTTATTGCATATAAATCACCACCCAACTCACTTTTAGGAACTTGATTTGTTTTTCCTAAATGTTCTTGAACTTTTAACAATCTGTCTTTATATGTTGCATAAAAATCTATTGCGAAGAATGTTTCTCGTTGTTTACCTTCAAAGATACCATCCCGTGTTAATGCAGGACCCGCTGTTGTATAAAAACCTAGTAATTTATGGCTAGATTTATGTATAGTTGTTCCACCGATACCAAGAAATGATGATGGACCTCCAAAATTGGATGATATTCTTATTATTTCCCCATCGCTTAATCTACGTATATGAGTTCCTATTAATGCATTACTACTTTTTACACGCTGGTCTGATGTAGGATCAGTTGGTTGAGGTACTGTTGTTGGATTGTTTGAGGTTTGATAAGTTGAAGATGCATTTGCTCTATTAGCAACTGGTCCAGGACCGTTTGTTGATAGACTTATATCACTAAAATCGAAACCACCACCTGCAACTTCTACCTCCATAGAATTATCAAATCCTTGTGTCTGAACATTTGGTGTTCTATACAAAATAGGTGAAAATGAAGTTGGTAATAATTCTTTCATAAGACCTATTAAACGATTATATCGTCTCTGACGCGTTATTGGGTTTCTTCTTGTTGGTTCTTCAAAATAATCCAATGCCTCTGCAGTTCCTTGTGAGAGCTGATTACCTGCATTTTGTCTTCCACTAATACTACCCTCTGTATCTATATCATGATCAGCACGTATTGTGTTCCAATTTGATAGTTCTTCAGCCGGAATAAGCCAGTCGCCATTAGCTCTTCTATGAAAAGACCTTTTTAAATAGTTTATACCCGCTATATTTTGATCTATAAATCCGGTTTTATTTCTATAAGTTGTCTGTGCCTCATAGTGTTGGTTTAAGTCTCTTGGTACATTTTGTCTTACATTTGGATCACCTGTGATGTTTGAAATTGTTGGGCGATATGCAAGTGGATTGTTTGCCTGTGTTACACTTTGTGGTTCACCTACTCCTGCAGTAACGGAGTATTGTGTTGTAAACAACAATTCTCTATAATCGGGAGGTTGTTGCATTACACCATTGAAACCAAATCCAGTTGAACCCCAATGTCTTTGCCAATGTAAACCGATTCCTTTTCCAACAGCACTTATTATTGTTGAGAATGGATTATACAACATTGTTGGTGCGGGCATGAATATATTTGGATCAGTGCTTCTTACCATATCCGGATTGTCAGATCCGTCACCAAATCCAGGCAATATTGAATTGCCCAAACTATATGTTTGTCTTTGGCCACCAACATCGGTTGATGAACGAGATTGAAAAACATCAAACGGTTCATTCCATGAGTCCATAAACGGATTCATAAATTGTAACCCAAATTGTTTTACCACCCAAAGTAATCCTTTTCCGGAAGTCATCCATTTACCAATCCTTTGAAGATCAGCAAGACTTCTATCCAAAAGTGTTGTTGGACTATTTCTACCACAAGCCAATACACCCCAACCCCAATTTGCACCTATGTTAGATGTGTAATATGGTTGATCCCATATTAAATCTGGATTGTAAGAGTCTTTTCGTAAATCAAATTTATTATATTGTTTTTCCAAAGCACCAGATTTTATCGCCCATCTAGCAATAAATCCGTAACTTCTTACTAAATTAGCACTCTCATTATCTTCTATCGCAAATCCTATTTGATCAGTAATATTTTGCGAACCATTATTGGTTATATTTTTTAACTTTGCCTCATCGTTATCAACTGGTTGAGACCACCAACCATTTTTTAATTGTTGTTCGTATGGTCCTCCTATAAATTTTTGTCCATTTGCATTGTCACCCTGTAAGTTTTTAAAGTAGGTGGTTGGTCTTCTATATCCATAAAATTTATTAGTTTTATCTGCGGAATATGCGGGATATTGATTTGCCATCGTAGCAAAAAGTAAATTACCCATTTGACTAGACCAAGGTCTTTTTCCTAATGAATCTGGTAAATATGTATTTAAAAACTCTTGCTCATCGCTTAAACCGTATCCATTTCCGGACAGATGACCGTGTGCAACAGAATAAACAGTTCCTGATATTAAAGCTTCACGTGTAAATCTTTGGTCAGCTGCTATATTTTTACTTTGTAACATAGCATCATAATTTTCTATACTTGGAAATACTATTGGATATTTTGTTCCATAAAACATAGTCATGTGTGGTAAAAATCCATCAGTCTCTCTAAATGGTTCTGTTCTTCCTGGTCTTACTGATTTTGCGGTGTTAGAAAAGAAACTAAAAAATCTTGTATATTTTTCTCTAGCATCATTTAAAGAGTATTTTGATCCAAGACTATCAGCATAGAGTTTATTATTTGCACCAACTCTATTGATTAACCGTAGCAAAAATCGTGTAGTTTGTAAACTTTTATCATTAGGATCAAATGTAGGTCTATTTAATGTGCCTAAAAATGGAACAAATCCTCGAACTCCTTGAATTAATCCAGATGAATTGCCAAGTCTTCCTGGATCTCTACCTGATTTATCAAAATCTAACGGATATGCAAATCCATTTGGAGCTGGAAAAAAGTTTGTATATGGATCTGCAGTTGCAAGTACAGACAATTCAGAAAGATATGGTGAATATGCAGTCTGTGTTTTATTTATGAAAAATGTTCTAAATCCTGGATCAAGTCCACTTTTCTTAAAAAGTTCAGGTAGAATAACTTGATCACGCCCTATTCTTACAGTTGGTTCATTCTGTATACTAAATAAAACTATCTTTCTTGCATGGTCAGTTTTTGGTTCTATTTGTGGAAAGAATGTGACTGCTGGCGCGTTTGTTCTGACACCATTCCAATCAAATCTTGATGAATCTTCAATATATTTTGAATCCAATCCTTGAGCAAATATATGAAATCCTGCTCGTGTAAACAAATTATTTCTATCAAAATAATCTACATTAGGAGCATTTAATTTATGTCCATCATAATCAAATATAGATGAGTCTGGAACGTATTTTGAATCATACAATTTTGCTAATATATGAAATCCTGCGGTAGTTTTATGTATGTATGGATCTTTAGCTCCAATCTTTCCTATTTGATTCAGTATACCGCCTATATTCAATTGATTCGAATTATTATTGCGTTGTCCATTTATTATGGTTGGTGTAGCAGTTGTTGTTCCGGGTTTTGAATTACCATCGTTGTTATCAGACGATGTTCCTAATCCCTCAATAGTTACTGATGCAGGGTTATCAAAGAAATTAACTCCCTTTGGATTTTTATATGTTAATCTATCAACATTTCCAACCCAACCATACATATCGGTATTCATAATATATTGGGTATCATACTTTTGAGCAAAAGTATGAAATCCTTTATGGGTTACTCCAAACAGAGAATTTTCAAACCGTCTTTCTACTCCACCAACTGTTGTAAACACAGGATATTTTGCATTTGCTACCATAAGTCCACGTGCATAATCTCCGCCACCAAGAGTAAATCTATAAAACGAATCATATCCACGAGCACTATCAAAGTAATCTACTGCTGGAGCATTATCTCTAGATCCATCCCAATCGAATCTTGATGCACCTGGAATATATTTTGAAATATAATGTTCTGCAAATATATCAAAACCAGACAAAGTTTTTTTAATGTATGCGTCTTTTGTACCAATAGTTTTTAAATAACTAAATCCTCCAATCGGCGATCTTAAATTGTATGCCTCATAATTTTGTGTTGTTCCAGGATTGTCTAAAAAACTTTCCCCACCAACATTGAATCTTGCACGATAACGATTAATTGATCTAAATGCATCAAAGAAATCCACTCCAATTGGATTTGTAAAGTCTCTTCGATCCGCTCCACCATCCCAATCGTAAATTGAAGAATCTTTAATATACTTCGTGTCATACTTTTGAGCAAATATATGAAAACCAGCAGTAGTTTTTGCAATAAAATCTTTTGGTCTATTAAATGCGGCTAATAATGAATTTGCTTCAGACGTTGTTCTGTTTGATTCTAGAGTATCAAAATAATCTACTGGTATAGGATTTTTAAAATTAGTTTTGTCAGGAAGCCCATCCCAATCATACAAAGAAGCATACTTAATGTACTTTGTGTCATACTTTTGAGCAAATATATGAAATCCTGCAGTTGTAGTTGCATAAAACTGTCTAGGTATATTTGGATTAACGAGTAATGAATTTAACTCCGATGTTGTTCTATTTGTTTTTGCAGTATCAAAGTAATCTACTGCCGGTGCCTTATATTTTGTACCATCCCAATCAAAACGTGAACTTTCCGGAATGTATTTTGAATCATATAATTGAGCAAATATATGAAAACCACCAAAAGTTTTTGCAATAAATTTATCTTTTATACCGACTGTCATTATACCTGCACGATAATCATTTGGTGTATTTATGATAAATTGTGTTCCAAATCTTCTAGCATTAGCATTTGGATTATCAAAGTAATCTACTGGTATTGGATTTGTAAAATTCTTTCTGTCTGGTTTTCCATCCCAATCGTATCGTGAAGAATTACGAATATACTTTGTATCATATATTTGTGCAAATTTATGAAACCCTGCAGTTGTAAATGAAATGAATCCATTTGTAAATTCTGATGTAGTTCTATTTGTTTGAGCAATATCAAAATAATTAACAACTGGTGCTTGATCTCTCGAACCATCCCAATTATATTCCGATGATTCTGTAATGTATTTCGTATCATACTTCTGTGGAAATGTATGAAATCCGCCACGTGTATTTGCAACAAATGATCTTGGGATATTAAATTGAGCAAGTAAAGAATTTTGTTCAGTTGCAGTTCTACTTGTTCCCGCAACATCAAAATAATTTACAGAAGGAGCAACTTGTTTGTCACCATCCCAATCATATATCGAAGAACCACGAACATATTTTGTATCATATATTTGTGCAAACTTATGAAAACCTGCAGTTGTTTTGGGGACAAAGCCACTAGGAAATTCTGATGTAGTTCTATTTGTACCAGCAACATCAAAATAATTTACAGTTGGTGCATCTATTCTATTTCCATCCCAATCAAATCTAGATGTTTCTTCTATAAATTTAGTGTCATATAATTGTGCAAACGTGTGAAAACCAGTTGTTGTGTTTTCAGCATACAAGTCAAAATAATTTACAGCAGGTGCCTTATCACGTGTACCGTCCCAATCAAAGAATGATCTTTCTGGAATATATTTTGAGTCATATTTTCTAGCAAATGTATGAAATCCGGTTGTTGTAAAATCTTTACTCAAATCAAAATAATTTACAGCAGGTGCTTTTCTACGTTCACCGTTCCAATCAAATCTAGATCTTTCCGGAATATATTTTGTATCGTATGTTTGTGCAAATGTATGAAAACCCGTTGAAGTAAATTGACCTTTTATATCAAAGTAATTTATAGCAGGTGCATTTACCCCGATACCATCCCAATCAAATTCTGATGAGTCTTTTACAAATTTACTATCGTATTTTTGTGCAAATACATGAAACCCGGTTTTTGCATTTTTTAAATCAACATCAAAATAATTTACAGAAGGAGCATTTTTTCTTTTACCGTCCCAATCAAATATAGAAGCACCCCTAACATACTTACTATCGTAAATATCTGCAAGTCTATGAAATCCTTTTTTTGTATATGTAGAATTTATATCAAAGAAATTTGTTTCTGGAGATTTTGTTCTTTTTCCATCCCAATCATATATTGATGCCTGATTGATGTATTTTGTATCGTATGTTTGTGCAAAGGTATGGAAGCCTGCATTGCTCTTTTCTTTATTTACATCAAAATAGTTTACATTAGGTGCTAGTGGTTTTTTTCCTTTCCATGTAAATCTAGATATATTATCAATATAATTTGATGTCAATGCCCTTGCAAATAAAGTAAAACCTGCATTTGTGTGTTGATTTGTTACATCAAAATAATTGACACTACGAACTGTTACAAATGAATAGTCAGAACTATCAGTATTATACAGAGTTTCTCTTGGTTGTGCAAATGTTTTGAAACCTTTTGCATGTTCGTCTATAATAAAATCAACGGATGGTGGAGTTTTTTTAACACCAGGCCAACCAAAAATTGAACTAAATTTATTAACTAAATCAGTAGACTTTTGATTTATACTAAACCCTCTGAAAAATCTATCATCAAAATTATTTACACCGGTTGGATTATTGAATGAATGTCTGGAATTTCTTGGGTTTTCATTTCTACCAGCAGGATTTGTTCTAATAACATCATCAACATTATAGATACTATTATCTTTATCTTGTAAAGTTTCACCGCTATATCTAATCAAGTCTGGTTCTTGTATTGGTCTTCTACTTTCAAGCATAGAATTTGAAATAAACTCTATTGTTTTTCCTTTTGGATTTAATTCGCTTTCATCGGTAAAATGATTTGTACCGGATTGTATTCTGAAAACCTTTGTGTTTGGATCCGTAATTAGACCTTCCTTAATTGTATCTTTAACAATGTTTGGCGTTGTATTTTCTTTTTTTGTTGGTTTAAATACTTTATTTAATGCAACATTTGGATTAACAACATTATTCATAGGAGAAAACAAGTTTTTATTTATTATTACCGATTGTTTTTCTCTGTTTATTGTAAGCGGTTTTCCGTCTATTTTTATTTCAGGAATAATAATGTTATTAGTTTCTTCTCCATTGTCTGTTAATATATTCGGTGTTTGTTGTATTCTATCAACTGTTTGTTTAAATATTTCCGGATTTATACCAGATTGGTTGTTATTTGTTCCATTTTTTGATTTTACTATCAGTGTATTTGAAGAATTTAAGTTATTTACAATTTCCTCTTGTTTTATTTCTCCAAATTTTGAAGTAACGTTTTCAATTGAAGATACTCCAAGATTGTATGTATTTACGTCTATATTTTTTGGGGATAAACCAGAAACCGAATTAACCATCATTTCATCAAAATCTTTACGAACAATGTCATCAAGTTTAGTTTGTTTTAGTCTTTCATCAATTGGTATTTGTTTTGGTTTTTTTATTTCAGGAATAGATTTTAATAATCTATCAGTAATAGGTTGATTAGTTGCAAAACCTTTACTACTTTTTGCAACAGATGTTTGTGGACCTTCTTTTTCTTCAATGGAAGTTTCGGCTCTATATTTTGATAAGTCTGATTTTAGATCTAACAAAGACATTAGTTTTCCTATTATTTCATATAAATATGATATAATTCAAAATGTTATTACATAGAACGACCATATGTATTATCCGTACCGATTTGATATGTTTTCTTAAAATCACCCTTTCCATTTATTTCTTCTACCGTTTTATCACCAATTTGAATTATAGTTGGTGTACTTGCCATTGAAGATATAATTGATATAAGTTGATCCATTTTTTGTTCTAGACCTCCACCTCCGCCACCAGCAGTTGCACCAGCAGCACCACCTGAAGCAGCCGCTCCACCGGCACCACCTGTACCAACTGATTCGGTTGTTTGTCCTACGGTGGATATTCCACCAGCTTTTGCTGGAGCAGTAGATGCACCACCTTTTTCTTCTCCGCCGCCTCCAAATAGAGAACCAATACTACTTACAATAGAACCAATTTTACTTCCACCACTAGCTTTATCAACAGCAGACATTACTTCTTCTAATTTATCAAAGTTTACATTTTGAAGTGTATTTGAAAGTGCAGTCATAGCAGCAGAAAGTTCTACTATTGCCTTAGCGATACCAGATAATTTTTCCGGCTGAATATCTTTCATTATAGTTTGTAATTGACTCAATGGACTTTCACCACCTAATAGTCCACCAATTGCACTTCCTATACCATCTGCAATAGCACCTGCACCGGAACCACCACCAAAACCGGCAAGTGCAAGACCTAATGCAGTTATACCCCCAGCAATCTTCAATAGATTGTCACCATCAAGTGTAGTTAATCCCATGAGTTTATCTATTACTTGTGTTATACCACCTGCAACAGCTTCTATTATTTTAACAATAGCATCACCTATTGTAGTTATTATAGAGTTTATGCCTTCAAATGCAACTTGCATTAAAGGAACGACCTCTTTCATTGCTTTACCCAGCACCCACATGGCACCCGCAAACACTATTAGTGCAAGACCTAAAATAGCTAATACAGCAGCACCAACTACAAATAGTGGAGCAAAAGTTCCAAGTAATGCTGCAATACCAACTAATGCAAGAAGTGCAATACCGGCTTTTGCCATATCTTCCCAACTAATTTTTGTAAAAAATTGTAAAGCTAAACCTATTACATAAAGAGCTGCACCAAGAATTAACATAGCAACTGCACCTTTTATCATTTCTGTACTTGCCTTCCCCATTAAGTATGCAATACCAGCAAGTGCAAGAAGTGCAACACCAGCTTTTGCCATAGCAGCCCAATCTACTTTCATAAATTCTTGAACTGCCTTTGCAGTAACCCATAGAGCAGCGGCAATTATCAACAAAGCAGCTGCACCAGCAAGCATTTTTTTAGCATCCATTTTATTAAATGCCTCAACTAATGTATCCAAAAACCCACCACCTTTACCACCGGCAGCTTTTCCACCAGGCATTTTTGGTGTTTTTGGTGCCTTTCCTTTTTTGCCACCAAGACCTAATAGTTTTTTACCCATATCGCCAGCTGCATCTTTTATTTTATCTTGTACTTTTTCTTTGATAGTATCCCCAAAGTCTGATGCCTTTTCTTTCAACATATCAATACCTTTACCAATGGCAGCTTTACCAGCAAAAAGTCCACCAATAAGTGTAACTGATTTTAATATTCCACCAAAACCGGCTTGACTTGACTCTGCCGCCTTTCCGGCTTCGGTTACACCGCCTGTTATATCCTTTGTTTTATCCTCTACTCCACCAAAGAAACCTAAAACTGATGAAACAGGTCCTATCAATGATGATAATACACCAAAAAGAGTTTTAACTATTGGTATTATACCTTTTATTACACCAGAAACGGATTCAACTATATTATCAAAATCTCCACCTGCATCAGCGGCATCCAACATACCATGCACCATTTCAAGAATAGGTGATAACAATTTAGATAGTTTTTCTTGTAATTTTTGAACAATGTTTGCCATTCTCTCTTTAATAGCTGCAGATTCTTTTTCTTTTGCCATTTTTTCAATTTCTGCTTTTAATGCACCGTCTGCAGTTTCACCTGCAATTTTCTTTAATTCTTCAGCATTTTTAGACTGTAATTCATCCATTCGTTGTTGTGATATACCCAACTTTTGTAGTTTGTCTGCATTTGTAAGCATCGTGGTCATTTCTTCAACAGACATACCCATGGCATCTGCCATTGCCTTTTGTTGAATACGATTCATCTTTGTAAAGTCTTCAAGACCACCGGCTTGTTTTAACAATTCATCTTGTAATCCTGCAATATCACCATTCAATGCAAGTTCACGAGCTTTATCTAATTGAAGATTTTTACCGGTCAATACTCTTGCTTCCATTTCTTTTTCAAGTGATTGTTCGATGTCTAACATACCATCACCAATATCTTGAACTTTCTTCAAATCGTGTCCAAGTAATTTTGCCTTCTGAGCAGCAGCAGCCAACTGTGCAGGTATTCCTTTGAAAGCAACTGCAACTTCTTTTGGAACACTTGCAAGTGCCTTCATTGCTTGTTTACTTGTCATCAATCCACCACCCATTTTAGCGGCTGTTCCTGCAAGTTCACCCATACTTTTGCCGGTTATAGATGAAAGTGTATGCATTGATTCAACTTCTTCTTTGGACATTTGGAATTTTTCTGTTAGCAGTGTTGCATCTTTTACAAGTTGTTTCGCTGCGGGATTCCCACTAGCAAGTTGAGCACCAATATCCAACCCACCCATCATATCGGAAACCATACCTATGTTTTTAACAACTTCTTTTGAGTTTACACCAACAACACCCATTTCACCGGCAATATCAACTGATGTATCTCTTAAAGCTGATGCCTCTTTTCTTGTATACCCAAAATCCTTACCTATTTCAGAAACTTGTTCATCAACTGCACTAAATGCACCTACCAAGAAGTTTACGGCACCGGTTAAAAGACCCAATCCCAACCCAGCCATCAATTTTGGAGCCATTGAAATCATACTACCTAATGCAGAACCAGCATCCTTAAATGCCTCAGCAGGACTATTTTTTCCTTTTATTGCTCCTAATGCAGAAGTAAATGCAGTAGACATTTTTTTGTTTACATTATCTGCAGTTTTATCGATGTTTATTATTTTAGCAATGTTATCGCCACCAGGAACTTTTCTTATCCACCCCCCCATTGTATCACCAACTTTACTACTCATAGCGTTTAAGGTAGCCATACTATCATTTTGTTCTTTTATTTTTTCATTTACCGTACCCATTTTATTGACTTTTTCCAAGAGAACACCCAAGGCATCCATTTGAAGTTTCTTTTCTTCTCTTGTTAAACTGCTGTTACTATTTTCTATTTCATACATTTTGACAAGTATTGCCTCGCGTGTTTTTTCTGTATCAACAATGCTTGCCTTCCCTTTCATTGCGTCCGCTGATGATTTTACCATTGCCGCTTCCATTTTCTCAACGTCTGATGCTAAGTCTACTGTATCGGAAAGTGAATCTGCAAAATCTTCTGTGTATGTTCCGCCTTGTTGTATATGTACTTTTACAGTTTCAAGAGTTTTACCAAATTTTTCCGCAATGTTTACGGTTAAACCCATATTAGCTGCATTTTTTTGTGCGTCTGCTGGTAATGTTGATAGTATGGCTTGTGTTTGAAATGAAGTTTTACTAAAATCCTTCATTAAATAACCAATGGTTGCTAGATTTTTTGAATAATCATCTACTAAACTTACTTGACCATCCAATCCCTTTCTTGTTTCATCTTGTGCTTTTTGTGCCTTTTCTGTTCTTTTTTCGGTATCTTTATCTATCTTCTCAATTTTTTTGCGTATTTCTTCTTCCTTCTCTACACTATCAAGACGCAAAGTTTCCAATTTTATTATTTTTTCTAGATTAGCAACAGATTTTTTTTCAGTTGACTCTATTTTAGTTTTTAAGTCAAGAATGGCCGTTTCAATTTTTTTTCTTTCTTCTGAAAGGGCTCTTATCTGTTCTTCTAATTTTTTTTCATTGTCAGTTGCCATGACCTTCCGAATAAATTAAAAACAAAATGGTCTACACAGTATAAATATGTAGACCACGAATTTATCGTCTTGATTGCGGTTTAGTAAATTTTGGAACTTTTGATTGTGACTTTGAAATCTCTGCTTGTTCCGCTTTATTTTTTTCATCAACCGCTTTCTGAATTTGTTTAAGATAATATCTTCTTAAATGTATTGGTAAATCATAAACTTCGTTCCAAGTAAAACCACCTTTACCATAATAACAGACAGAAAATATTTCTTCATGTAAACCGATTTTATACTCAGGTGTTAGGCCAAAAAAATGACACCTCAAGCGGTATATCCATCTCCTTTACCTCACCTGTTATGTCAGAGACAAACGTAAAGGTCATATCTAAATCCGGTGAAAACTCTTTAATAAATTGTCTTAATGCCCGTGAATCAGATGCAAATAATTCATTATCAACAAAATTATCAACGGTTGCTCTACCACGTTCTCCATCAACCGCAACTATAACATATTTGAGTCTCGTTGTTAATTCCTTATCAATTCCAGTTTTAACTAGAGCTTTATTCATTGACTTTAATTCATTCTTGATTTGTTTCTCAATATCGTGTGTCAAAAGTCTGAATGTAACGGTTCTATTTGAAATTGGAAGTGTATAATCAAATTCGGTTGCTCTGCTCTCAAACGGCGAATAATCGACCTCCTTGTGCTCAATTTGAGTTAAATCTATTGTTAGTTTTTGTTTATTACCAGGTGAGAATGGATCATCAATTTCTACTGTGTATTCCTTACCATAACCCAAAACTCTGGCTGCAACCATTATTGCGTTCTTATCACCTACATATAAATCACCGTAATTCATTGGAGTAACAATCAAAGACTCAAATAATTTATCCAAAACTACGCCTTGTTTAATCAAATTCTGTGAAGTTAAAATATCTTCTTCTCTTGCGGTCATGTATTTCATTTCAATTACACCATCTGCAAGAGGATGTCCTTCAGGATAAACCAATCCCTTTGAAGGCAAAGGAACCATTTCTGTTGGAAAGTTTGATTTTTTAACATTAGTTTGTTTGTGTTCGGCTACCAATCGTGCCTTTAAATCTGCATCAGACATACCGTTGTCTATGGGTACATCGTAACCTGTTGGAATTTTTGTCATAACTAATCCTATAACATTGTTTGTAATAAAACGTTTTAATTTACTAATATAAATATGGGTATACCGAAAAAATCAGTATACCCGTATTTTTTATTTCATTCTTAATATAACAATACAAATTGTATTAGTATTGTAGGATAGCATAATCGTAGGCGAGTGTGAGAGAAATCTCAACAAACGCATCGTTTGCCCAATCCATTTCACCGAATGTTGTTGCAGTAATGAAAGCACCTTTAAGTGTCCATTCTTCAACTTTATCACCAACAGGACCAAGAATGTGTAGCGTTATGTCTTTCTTGTAGAAGTCAGAATAACCATCACGACCTGTTACAGATTCGTGTGATAGACGTACCCATTCCATTGTTGCCTGTGCTGCCGACGGCACAATTGGATCATACAATTTAATTGTAATATCTTGCCACTCTCCTTTACCTTTTACCTTACGTTTAATGTTAATATGATCCAAAGTAATCGGATTAAAATTTATATTTGGGCGGCCTGAACCTTTTACCAGGTAAGCGGGGACACCTTCAATGTACATAATAAATCGATTTTGTAACTTTGGCTCAAACGGGGTAAAAAACACTTCCGTGGGATCAAGTAATTCAGCCATTTATTTCTCCAAATTTAAAATACCTTTAAGTATAAATATAGTAATTTCAAAAAATGTGGGGAGAGTATTTCATCTCCCCATTTTATATCAATTAAGCACCTGGGAATGCCGCACCTGTTGATTGAATGTTGAAATCAAGAATGATAAATTCAGCAGTCTTTGCAGGTTGTAGATAAAGTTGTCCGTAAAGAATGTTACGGTCAATAATATCCGGCGTATTATTACTTTCATCCATGATAACACGGAAGGCATACAAACCTTGACGTTGTTGGATTGATTCAAGATATGGATTCACAATGTTCAAGAAACGAGTTCTTGTTTGTGATGTATTTTGTTCAAACACAAGGTATCTTGTAGAAGAAGCAATAAACTTCTTAGCAGCAATCAACAAACGGCGAACATTTATACGGTCAAGTGCAGACGGGCGACCTTGAAGTGTCTTTTGTCCCCATACACATACACCTGATGCAGGGAATACTGCAATAGGATTTATTCTACCTTCGTATAATTGGTCTCTTTCAGCTTGTGTTAATCTTGTTTTTACTTCAATTACTTCTGTTAAACCACCACGATTCAAACCAGCAGGCGCAAACCATTCAGCGGCAACACGGTCATTGAACGCAATTACACCAGGAAGAACTACTGATGGTGGAACCCATACAGGTTTATTTCTATCCAAATCAACAATCTTAACCCAAGGATAATATGTTGCGGCATAATTTGTATCTAAACCTTCCATTGCAGATACCGCAGTTGTTATATTATCATCTATACCAACGGAATCCATTACATAGAAAGCATCACCACGGGCTTCACACATTTCAAAGGCATAAGAAGTAATTCCAGAGTGTAATGAATGAACAACACCAGGAGTTACAACCATATTTACATCAAATTCATCCGCATTTGAAATAGTATCAAGTGCCTTTTTGTAAGCAACGTATCCACTTGCGGCCTGATTTGATAAGTCAAATCCTTGTGTATTTGATGCCAACATATGTGTTCCTGTTTTCTTTTGAAGATTCGGCTTGTGTCCGTCAAATCCTCCTTGGAATGGAATCATGAATTTACGAGTGTCTATTGAAGTGTTACTTGTTAATGTAATTGATCCACTATAAGGACTTGTTGGAGTTGGGAAATTAGCAGCAGCATGTTGTGTGTAATCACCCAAATAGAAATCCACGTTAGATCCAGTAGATCTGTTAGCAGCAACAGGAAGTGGTCTTAAATAGTTAAAGTTATCAGTATTTGAGAAATCATAACTAAACCCATAATAAACTCTCTTATTGTAAGCAGAACCAACAGTTTGTGAACTGACATAAGTTGCAGCAGCAGGTTGTGTAAATCCATCAGGAATTGGAGTATTGAGTGAACGGAAACCAAACGGTACTAAATTAGGCGATACCGCACCATTCTTAACTGCCTCTGTTACTTCAACTCTAATAAATTTTGATTTATTTGAATAATCGCCATTTACAACAACTTTACCTTCATCTGTAATCGTGACATATCTATCACCGATTACACGAGCAATATATCTCGGTGAATTTGGATCAAGTGTACACTTAAATGATTCAATTGTTGCTGGTCTTATATCTTCATCTTGCCATCCAAACGGTGTTTGTGGAAGTTTTGATTGATCAACATATCTTACAACAATATCAAAATCTCCGTATTCGGAACCTGCAATTGTTCCAGCAGGACGAATATTTGCAACACCAATTTTAATTTCATAGTTTGAATGAATACCGTGAGAAATTGTTTCAAATCTAAACAAGTCTACTGTATTGGCACCAACTTTTTGGGATGTAACCCAAGGAGTTTGAGCGGCCAAATAATCATCTGTGAAATCCCATTCTGGTGAATTTAATGAACCACTTTCAATTATTAACTTTGTTGCACCATCTGCAGCAAGTGACGCCGATGCCTGTTGTGTAAAACAAACATAATTGTAAACTGCATTTGTTCCATACGGGTTATATCCAAAAAGATTTCCTATAAATGATGCATTATTTGGATCAATAGATGAACTAAAAGATTCACCGTTTTGATCCAAAGCATTTGTAAATGTTGATTGATCGGTTTCCATAGCACCGGATATTGTAAGCACAAAACTACCACTATTATTTGATGTTAGTGTAGATTTTGCAAACATACTTTCATCATCGTCATTTCCAATAGCAAACGTTGGATGTAAAAATGATATTAACTTTTTACCCCATGAACCAGTTGCAACAAGAGCAAGAGGATGTGTAAGTGTATAACCACCTGATCCTAATACTCTAACAATAGTTGCACCACCTGCATTATTTAAATAACTTTTTGCAGTATATGGCAAGTATGATTGTTCATACAAACTACCAAATTGAGCAACAAAATCTTGATAGCTGCTCACTGCAACCGGAACAAAAGCCGGTCCTTTAATCGTGGGTCCTATAAGTGCAGCACCAATAGCCCCCACACCTGTTTGGAGGAAGGACAAATCTTTTTCATTGGTAAATACACCAGGACTTATTATTCTTTCACTAGCCACTTATTATCTCCATAAAATTATAGAATGAAATCTGCATATAAATATCGTGCAAAAAATCAAAACTATCATTCAGTTGGTATAAATTTGCCGGAATCCAAATCTAAAACACCATCACCGTATTTTTCATTCAATGATTTAACCAAATCCGTTTCTTCGGTTTGTAAATCAGAATATTTTGTAAACAAATCTTCTCTGATTTGTTTTACTTGATCCAATCTCTTATTAAGCAAATGTAACTCAATTTCAATTTGACCAATTTGTGCGGTTGTGATTGCATATGCAGACTGTAAACCTTTTACCCTTTCAATATCAGACTCATTAAATTCTTTTGATATTTGTTCACCCGCAGAATTTTCATTGTTTTCCGATACTGATTCGTTTGGCAAAACTAAATCATCTGATGACTTTTCACTAAAACTAGACATAAAAAACCTCAATTAATTATTGTTAAATTACTCATATAAATATCAATCAATTTCATCTGGATATACTCCAGGCGAATTATTTAATGATATATCTGTGAATTTTTTTTCTTTACGATCTCTTTCTTTTGATTGTTCAGTCACATCTTCATTTATTGGTTTGTATACTATTCGGTTGTAATCATCAAAAAAATCACTACTTACCGTTCTATCAACCAATTTTACTTGATTAGGACCAACAACTCTCTTTGTTGTTGTTTGCATTGCAACTTCTTTTGGAAGTAAATATCCATGAACTAATAATTGAAAAGATGCTCTAACCGTTCTATCTTGACCGGTTGTATTGTTATCTTCAACTGTAAATCCGTCTATGTGTGTTGCAAACTTAAAATAATTTTTATCACCAAATGATTGACCACCAAAGTAAATAAAATTCTCTATAACATAATTTAATTGATTTTGATATTCACACCAAATTATGAAATCATATGTTACATCAACATAATCAGGAATTGGAGTTAAAAAATATTCATTTGATTTATTTGCACTATACAAATTGCTAAACTTATCATATGGATTTAGTGTATTATATTTTTGTTTAATTGCGTATGATACATGATATTGATTTGCAACTTTATTTCTACGCAATTCATTTTTTACAGTAACACCTGAACGTCTAAATGTAATAAGTGGAACTATGGTTTTACCTTTCTTATCTTTTAGAAAACCATCTTTTTGAATTGATGCCCATTTTTCTGCATTTGCATAGATAGTTGGAACGGTAATAAATTCACCATTATCTTCAACTTTTAACTGTATTTTTTTGTCTATAAAGTTTTTTATAGCATAATCAATATCATATAGTGTAATACCAAAACTACGAACTTTATCTTTATCCCTACGAACTTGTCTATGTCTATTACTTCCAATATCGTGAATTGGATTTGCCTTCAAATTTGTATTATCAATAAAACTATCTTGTGTTCTACTGATTGGTGGTTTTCTATATTTACTTGAATTACGCATTATATGTTACCTGGCAAATCATTTGCATCATTTATTATTTGTGGTCTAAATTCTTCTATGTGTATTCTCGACCTTCTTGTTAAGTGAGTATTAGCTACAATAGAAACATTATGTCCCCATTTTTCAGTAGCAAAAGAATAATCAGGATTTTTACCACCAAAAAATTGATTTTCTTGAATAGCATCAACTTCCCAATAATCACCATTATATTCAATAACGTCACCAACTTCTATAAAGATTTCTACTTCCTTTAAATACTCACGTATAAACGCAAATATTGCAGACTGTTGGTAATCTTGACCAAATTCAGTTCCTTCATATGTTTGTGCCTGATAATCTATTCTTGCAGGAACTTTTACCGGACTATGATAAATCTTTTTATCAGACTCATTGTATAGGTTTGTTTTTGTATTTTCTATTGAAAGTTTGTAAATAGCAACTTCCGTATCAATTATGTCATTTAGTAATTCCATATTGAATTTGTGAATAATACCAGCATCTCTTTGTCCATGAAATAGTGGCATTGTATCATCCTATGTAAATTGATAAGGGAGTTCCATTCAAACTTGCACCAAGTGCTTCTGTTTCCAATCTTTTTGCTTCCAATAATTTACTTCTTGTCATTGTGTCTAACATAGTTCTTAATTGTTCTACTAATGTCTGTTTTTCAGCTGTTGCAGCAGAAAGTAAATCAGCAGCATTTAATGTAGTCTCACCATTTGGTATTGGTATACTTCCATATTTACCGCGAATATAACCAAGCATTTCTTTAGCGAGTGCAAGACCAAATGAATATATCCAAGTTTTTCCAGGAGAATTTATATTTGAGTATGTCATATGATTGTAAGGAGCGTTTGACATATCAGAAACTTGTCCATTTGGATATTTTAATGGATTGCTTCTTTCTTCCTTAACAATATACTCAATCCACAATTTGAAGTCTTTTGTTGGAACTGGAAATATACGAAGTTCATTATTGATAAGTTCAAATGTAAATGCCGATTTACGCATCATATCGTTAAATTCTATTGCCTGTACACGTAATAAATCTGCATACATAGGCATTAACATAAATGAAACACCGGTTGAATAAGCACCAAATCCAAATGTATCTAACATTGCTTGATTACCCAAATACGGATCGTAAAAACGAATAGACGCTGGTGGTGAATAGTGATGAACTCTTTTTATTTCTATTGAACCAGTTGGAACCTTTATATCACGAATTAATGTATCAAGATTATATTTTTGTTTACCTGAAGAAATATCAATTGAAGATGAATGAAACTTTACATTACCATTTGTAAATGTTTCACTACCATATTCTGTTGCAAGTTGAACAAGTCCACCCATGTTTGTTGATATATTTCGTTGTGTTACGTTAGATCCAGTAGATGAACCAATTAAACTTAAAAGATTTTGTTGTATATTAAATTGATTTACATGATAAGAATATTCATATACCGCTTCTTCTAGACAAGTATAAAAATTTACGTCTTGTAATTCAACATCAACTATTGGATAACCTAATCTTTTAGCACACCAATCTGCAAATGAATCTGCATCATTTTGAAATTGATTATCGCTATCAAATGTTCCAAACGGTGTACTACCAGTTGTAAAACTGGAACTACCAGGCCAAATAGGAATTTCTACCATTTACTTCTCTGATTTGTTTTCTTCAAAATACTTCAATATATCATCAACAATAGGATGACGGTGGTTTGTTTTTAATTCATAAACCCCTAATCCGTTTATTTTATCTTTCATATTAAATAAATATGGCAATCCAGAATCTTTTTTCTGTTTTAAGTCTATTTGTGATATGTCACCGGTTAGCATCATTTTTGAATTGATACCAAGACGAGACAATATCATTTCCATTTGCGCTTTAGTAACATTTTGTGATTCATCTACTATTACACATGCATTTACAAATGTTCTACCACGAAGAAAACTGATAGGAGCAATTTCTATCTTATCTTCCATCATCAACTTTTCAATCTTTTCCTTATGATAAAGCTGGAACATATTTGCCTGTATAGGAGACAACCAAGGATCCATTTTTTCTTTTATATTACCTGGAAGAAATCCTAAATCCTCGTTTGATACGGTTGGTCTTGTAATTATTATCTTTTCCACTTCACGATAGAAAAAACATTCAAGAGCAATTTGAGTTGCCAATAATGTTTTACCTGAACCAGCTTTACCAACAAACACCGAAATAGTATCACGGAGAGCATCCGCTTTTATTCTCTTTTGTTCTTCATTCAGAGTAAGTTGAAATTGTATTTTATTTTTAATCGTTTTTCTTCCTTTTTTTATACCAGTTGTATTAAGACTTGAAACTTCTTCTTCACTCAACAATTCTTTGTTGTTATCGTTTTCCTCGTTATGTTCAGAACTCATAATGGCTCCTATAATAATTTAGAAAGGGTGTCTCCCATTGATTTTACGTCAGCTTCAATTTCAGATAATATATTATCCAATTTCTCAACTTTATGGGTCCATTCAAAACCTACAATAGCGATAAATTCCGATCCTTTTCGTATCGGATAAACCACTGCTGATTTAGACCCTCTCTGTGAAAAAAATGCTTTGGTAATTAAGTCCTCTATATTATCTACAACAGGATATACCGCCTTGTGATTTACTACATCTTCAACGAAGTTTGAGTAAAGAGACATCGGTAAGTTCTGATATTGCTTAAACTCCGTGCTAACCCCTTCTTCGAGTGATTCAAATGAGGTTGAGAGTTTGGTCATGGATTTGCCTGTGTTGTATTTACCACCGTTGTGTCTTTGAAGAATGAATGCACGCTGACATTTATATTCTTCTAACAGTTGGTCTAATATGGTTTGGATTAGTTTGGAATGAGAAATCTCTCGGTCAATCTTTTTTTGTTTGTATTCACCGTATTTGTATTTGAGGAACCAAGATAAGAAAACACCAAGAAGTGTGGCCATACTTGATACCGCCAAAGAGATGATGTCCATGTATTGAATTTGAGTTTCCATTTGTAATAAATAGCAAAGTGATAATAAAAAAGGGTGACAAATATCACCCTTGATGAAAATTTATTTTATAGTATTTTAAGCAAACAATTTTGATATTGTATCTGTTAAGAATTTACCAACACCAACTTCACCAGCTTTCACAGCAGTTAGAGCACCTTCAATTCCAGCCATAACACCTGATCCTTTAGACACAGCATCTATTGCACCTGCACCAGATACAACAGCAAGTGAAGCAACAATAACAGTATGAACAACATTAGCAACTTTTTGTTGTTTATCTGCCGGCAATTGTTTAAATCCAGGAATGAATGTCAAACCTTTAAGAATTAGTGATGTTATTTTACCATGCCATTTGTGTCCTGCATGAATAAGTTTTTCACCAGCTTTACCACTTCCACCTAAAAGTAATGAAAGACTTTTGACAATTTTACCAATAAGTTCTACTATTGCAGGAATAGCCATTGCAAGCGATACTATGAATAAAGTTGTTATTTCTTCATTCATAGCTTGACGAGTTTTTCCTTCTGTTAATGCCTTCTTTTTTCTTTTTATTGACTCATTTGCAACTTTAGCAAGTGCAGGTTGTTTTTTGAGAGCATCTTCAACTGCCTTTTCATCGTCATTTTTTTTATCAACGTCTCCACCAATTTTTGAAAGACCAGCTTCCATATCTTTAGCAGCTTTTTCAAAAGCAGCCATAACATCTTTTTCATCTTGTGGGTTAACCTCGTCTTCTTCTTTGAGATAACGCAAAACTTCATTTCTGATAATACGTTTTAACTCCGATTCTGTTAAGGTTGCAATTACTTTTTTTTGTTTCATCGAATACTCCATCCATATATTTCAAATTAAATTATTTGCTTTAGAATAAATATGTATTAAAAATAAAAAAGGAGTGAGAAAAATCTCACTCCTTTATTTTCATCAACCCAATACGGTTTAGATGTCACCGAGAGAATCTATTTGGATAAGACCATAGAACTCAGGACGAACAATCTTCTTCGCATAACGAGTCATCACGCCTTTTCTTGGTGTGAAGTTCGTTGGGTCGTATACTAACGGTGTCATTACGAGTGGAATGTATGGAGCATACACAGCACCAGTTTCGAGGAATTGTGTTCCACGGAAACCTACAAGAACTTGATTTTCAAGCATGTAAGGATTCTTGTAAACTGTGATACGGCCATTCAATTGACCAACTTTTTGAACACCCATTGCGAATTTCATACCTTCACCATCAACTGCATAGCCAGGCATTGATTCAAGTATTGTAGCAACTTGTGGAGAACATACGAGGAAGTTTGCACCACCACGAAGTGTTTTCTGATGAATTGTGTTTGATACTTTTTGAATCTTTGTGCCAAGTGTTTGGAACCATGTTTGTTGGTTAAACGCAGAAGCAGCAGCTTGGTTTGTAGCATAGTCACCGAATGTGCTTGTAGCAGCATCATATGTGCGACCGATGCGAGCAGACCATCTTTCTGTTGTTTGTGCATTCTTAATCAACATATCAAGAATTTCCAAATCAATTTCTTGTGAAATGTATTCGGACAACATTGATGTCAATTCAGCTTCAGCATCGATTGAGTGATATGCATTCAAATCTTGTGCAAATTCAGGTGTCCATACTGCCTTCAACTTACGTGTTTTAGCAACAATAGATTCTGAACGCAATTCTAGATTGATTTCTGGAATGTCAAGACTTCCACCAGCCAAACCATCTTCAAAGTCACCACGACTTGTAGCAGTTGGTTGTTTTTCATAAGAAACAACTGCATTAACAGGAACTGCAGAAGCAGATACTACAAATGTAATTTGTGTATTTGTTGTATTTGAAGTTGTATATTGTGGGAAATAACCCAAAATATTTGAACCAGAAATCTTAAAAGCACGGATTGCCTCTGAATCATGATCAGTCATTGATGCAGAAGAAACTGTGATTGTAAAGATTTTACCAGCTGCAAGTGATGCGGAATAAGCATTTTGAAACTCTGTGTCATACTGATATACAGATGGTGTTGAGTGTGATACTGAACCAGTAGCCGCATTTCCATTATTAACAGTTGATACTGTTATAGTTTGAGCAGCTGTTGTTGCCTCATTGATTGAATAACCGAAACGACCTGCACCATAAAGACCGCCTGAAGGATCAGCGTCTTTTGCGTCTTTACCGGTTATACCAAATACTGAATCAGCTTGTGAATCTTTACCAGCATTTGCTGTAAAGCCAGGTTGTGCTGTTCCATATTTGAAATCCAAGAAGAACACAAGACCAGAAGGCAAGTTCATTGGTTGAACAGAAACAAAGTCTTTCGCAGCAATTTCAGAGAAAATACGGCGAACCAATGGAAGTGCAACACCAGCCCATTCTTCTGAACCAGCTGCTGTACCTGTTCTGTTTGATTCTTCGATAAGTTGTTTTGCTTGATTTTCGAGAAGAACTGCAATAGAGTTCTTTTCATATTCGTTTTTCAAATTATCAAGAAGACCAGTTTTTGCCCATTTATTGACAATCTGCTTGTTTTCTTTGATAAGTTGCTTATGG